TCTTCTGAAAGTTCTTCACCAGCGACAAGAGCGTCAACATCCTCAGTAAAGTCGTACTTGGTTTCAGCGATTGTTTCTTCGCCATCTTCCTCAGTCTCCTCCATCTTTGCGGATGCATCACTGGGTTTGGTAGAAGGAACGGGTGCCTTACCTACTGGTTTAGCAGCAGAAGCGCCAGCGTTCTTAGTGCCTTTAGCACCTTCTTCCGAATCAGTGGTTACGTCAATAACCTTGGTAGCGCCACCTTTAGAGGTGTCGATTTTTTCACCAGGTTTTGCGTCTTTGGTTACAGCGTTAGAGCCTTCGTCCACTTGCTCCATGTTATCTAACTCTTTGTCGAGGGTCTCAGACATTTTTAACTCCGTTTGCATTGCGTTTGTCTATGTTTATTTATAAATCACAAACTCTTTAAAAACGCTGCAAACGCGGAGATTTTACGCTCCTGCAGGTTAATAAGAGTTGCTTCGTCGATTTCCTGTTTAATTTCTGCTACTGCAGACTCTTTCAGGATCCCGTTATCCCAAACCCACTCTTTACCTTCCATAATTCCATCGACGAATGCGTCAGGAGCAGAAGGATCTGCTACAATATCAGCAGCAGTAGCGAGCATGAAATCATCCATGACTACGTTGCAGTTTTCTTCCTTTCGGATAGAACCCATGCCTCTGGATGAAACACCAAGTCTTACACCTTCGTCGAGAAGGTTCTTGGCAATT